AAAGGTCTTTTTTGCTTGGGTTCAGATTGTTGGTACGTAGACGCACCAATTTCATTTCACGAGCTTTCATGTCTTCCCGGATCTTCATTTTCTTCGGTGCAGCAGTCATTGGAGCAGGGACCACCTTCTCACCCGCAGCCGCAACATCTTCTTTTGCTTCATCTGCTGGAGGGTTGAGCTTGTCATTGACTTTTTTCTGCAAAGTATCGAGCCCAATTTTGGGGCTATAAGCAATGCCCATAAGGTCAGCACGAGACTTCAGAAGAGCCAGCTGATCTGGAGCAGTACCGCCCTCAAATTCGCTTCCATCTGGAGCTGTGGCTTCTACGATTGGGTTGTCTGTTTCTTCGGACATGTGGAACATTCCTGTAAATTACTGGGGTGATGTTAAAGAGGGAAGGCAGGGGCTTTTACACCCCTGCCAACTTTGTCAGATTACACTGCTGCGAGAGTCTTGATCACAGCCAGACGTTCAGGACGCTGGATCAGGGAACCGTAGTACCACTTGATCGAGCTGAAGCCGATTTCGCCGTAAGGATCAGTGCGATCAGCGACTTCTTTACCAGGCATTTTAGTCTGGATCTTGAACTTCATCATCTTGCCACCGGTCTGGAAACCAATGGTGGTGAAGCTGCCGTCCCCAACGCAGAGCATCGGGAATACATCGTAGCTGCCGCCAGTGCACTCATAACCAGGGTTGGCAGATTCAAGTGCACCAACACCTTCCCAGTGCAGCATTTCCGGAACAACCACGATACGGAACTGGTCAATTGTACCAATTTCACCGTTCAGGACCGTACCAGCATTTGCATACTGATGAACCGGGATGAAGGCCTGATTGCTGAACAAGTCAGTCATGGCTTTCACGGTAGATTCCAGAGCAGAACCAATGAAGAGTACCCGGCCAGAGTTGATCGTTTTGGTATCGATCATACGAGAGCCGGCAATAACCTTGGTCTGTTTCGGAGTGCGGTTGTCATTCAGAATACGTGCAAGACGCATCAGATCGGCATAATCAACCACAGCAGGGTCAGCACTTTCACCATCAACTGTGATGTTGCTGGTAGCGTCGCCTGCGTAGATGATCACACCTGCAGCTGCCAACAGCTCTTTTTGCAGAACAGCTTCAGAAAGCTGAGTAGCACCAAGAACCATTTCACGGCTGAGATGGCTGTAGAGCTCTTCGTCAGAGTCAAAATCCAGAGATTCCTGGGTGAACTCAGTGAAGAAACCAAACTTCTGCAGCGTACCCGAGCGTTGGATACGAGTGAAACCAACACGGTTCACACGGCCACCGGTCTCAGTCAGCGTCGGAAGTTTACCATCGATCGTACCAATATCTTTGGACGAGCCATAGAGATTACCAGAGCCTTGAACCACCCGGATCAGAGGCAGAAGCGCCAGAACCGCATTGGTTTCAGTCAAAGTACCAGCAACCAGGTCAGCTTGACCCATGGTGACAATCCACGGACCTGCACCAGATTTGACAGCAACACCTGCTTCAATGGCATTGACGGCTGCAACAATTGCGTCAGCAGTCGCTTCCAAAGCATTGGAGTAGGTCAGGTCATCAAACGTGATGAAGTAGTCTGTGCTGGCAATGGTGACGCCGCTTGCATCAATCCCTTGGTCGTTGACGTTGCGGTCATCGAGCAGCGGGATGTAATGGAAAACTTTGATTTCTTTGCCATAATGTTTGGGCATCGAAGTCACGTCGGCCAGAGGGGTGAAGTACATTTCTTTTTGAGCTTCGATCAGAGCTTTACGCTGCCAAAAGAAGGTGTTCATTTGCGAACTGCCAGCACCATCAATACTGGATGGAGTGCCGTTCGGATCGTTATAAAGTTGAGACATGATCGTTTATCCTGGTGAAGTGATCGCCATGATTTGCTCGTCCGTCATCGAGAACGGATCGAAAGCTTTTGGCGCACTGGCTGGGGTTGAGCGTACCGATGAGGCCGCTTTTGCTTTGTCCGAATTCACCACTGCATTCTGCAATCTTGCTGGACGGGTTGCTAAAACGGCAGGAGCGGGCACTGGTACAGCTGCTGCAGGTGCAGGTGCAGGCTGTGGTTGCGCTTCTGGTGCGTATAGAGCATCGCCAACTTGTTTGTAGGCTTGGATAAAGGGGACATTCGTGAGCATTCCGAGAGTGCGTTGTCGATCAATTTCAGTCGAGATTCGGTCATAAACACCGTTTGCTCGCTGTTCGGTAATGATCTTGAGCACACCTGGCTCATTGTAGAGGGCTTCTTTGCTGGCTTGATCCCAACTGTTATTAATCAAAGTGACTGTCTCTTTACCTTCCGGGGTAGACATAACGTCTCCCAAAGTGTCTGAGAATGCCATTTCTTGATCAGAAACAGAGTGATTGCCTGGCGTGTATGCAAGGGGTGCAGTGGTGTCGATGTCCATTGGATCTACCGACCCATCATGCAACAACTTGCGAATAGCTTCCGGATCTTTTTTATCCAGATCGATTAGGTGGTTGATCTTACCTTCTTCAAGCAAACCATTGTTTTCGAGCATCTTCATCAGCTTCAGACTTGGAGCCAATGTCTGCATTTTCTTTGTGTAATTCGTGCCCATCTGCATCAGACGAATAGCTTCGTCAGCAGAAGCCGGTGCGAAGTCTCGACCATTGGCTTTGAATGGGGACATGATCTGTTTGTAGGCAGCCTCGTAATCGATACTTTTAGGCTCTGCTTCAGCGGCAGGTTCAGTTACGCCTTCTGCAGTAGTCTCAGGATCTGATGTGGGTTCGGGTGCTTTGGTTTGCTTTGGTGTGGCAGGATCCGAAGGATCAATCTCGGCCGGGGCTGTTTGAGCTGCAGCAATCGCTTCATCACTATCAGCATCCACGTTAAGAGGTGCAGCATCTGCTGGATCAACAATTGGTTCCACTTCCAGGACTTCGGCCACTGGTACAGTAACAGGCTCGACAGCTGCCTCGACAGGAGCCAATTCAACAACAGGTTCTGGATCCTCTACAGGCTCTAAAGCCGGGGCAGGGGCTTCCATGCCTAGAATCTCGTCATCAGTCATATCACCATAATCTTGTGGAGAGACTGCGTTCATTGCATTACTCCAACTTCAGCTTCCCGGATTTCTTCCAAGGTCTGCTCTTGGTCGAACAACTCGTTTTCTGCAACTGTGCCCATCGTGACAATGTTCTGCATGTATTGCCGGAACAAGGAAATACCTTTGATAGCATCAAAAATATCATCCGTGTGGTTCTTCATATTTGAATCCGCAGATAGGCTAACAAGGCGTACAGCCTCATCTTTCATATACCCTTCGAGAACAAGAGCTTTGAATTCACGATTGGATGCAAGCTTTAATGCTTGTTCCTTCCGAGAAACAAGGTTCTTTGCGGCTTCGATGGAGAGCTCAATTTCAGCGATATCGGACATGTCATTCCTTCTGGAAGTTGGTTGTCTCTAATTTAACATATTGGTTATTATTGCGTACTACGAAATTCTTCATTCTGCAAGTTATAGTGGACGGCATCAACAACATCACTAGATTTGGTGCCTTTCTCATCTGGAGCAAGGATTGCATTGGTGATGGCCAACTCCTTATTCCCGTCTGCCTGTGCTTTCATCTTATCCATATCCCGAAGATGTGTAGTTCCGCTTTCATCTTCCAAGAATGTCAGATCCTTCAGATCAGCATCAGAGGCAATCTGCCTTGCTTTGGCAATGTTGAGATCGATTTTGGATTGAAGCTCTGCAATTTCCATTTGAGCTTTCTGTAACTCAAGTTTCTTGAATTCTTCAGCTGCAGGATCTGGTTGTGGCACAAAGTTGGAAATCTTATGGGCCAGTTCAGGCATGCGTTTCAGCGTCGCAATTTCAGACAACAGCATCCTGGTCATGGCCGGATCCATGGTGTTGCCCATGGTCTGCAGCATGAAAGAAAGATCCTGTGACTTGGCTTCATCGATCTCTGCGGTAGCGATATCAACGATAAGATCAAATTCACCTTCCAGGTCTTCCCGACGAACCACAACAAATTCGGTATTGGTGACACGGACTGTTTCTTTTTCTGACAGGAAAACTGCATTCATTGACGTGATTTTATTGCCAATGTCTTCCATGCCTTTTGCCATACGACGTAGGATAGCCATCTCACGCTTGCCGGCCGCATCCAACATTCCTCGGATACCGGCAGCCACATCCCCGAAAGCAGCTCCTGAGAGCCCACCCGAGAAAGCTTTCACCCCCGTAAGAGCTTCTGCTTCCTGGTTCTGCATCTGCAACATTGTCAAAGCAGATTGTGGAATCTCAGGGTATTTGTGAGCATAGATGCCTGTGCTAGGTGGCATGTTAGGATTGAATTCGTAATCTTGCCCAGTGTTATAACGGCGCCGATTGACAACATCGAGCAAGCCTTTGGCAAAACCAGTTTGTCCATTAGCTGATCATCCCATGAGATCCAGGGATCCACGACTGACTGCGCCAAGGATTGCTTGATTTTCCCCAAGCAGTCCTGCATCTGGTTCCCCATTTACAGAAC